CACGGGCCGCCTTAGAAGGGCGTCCTTTGGCGCGAATTGCTTGAACTTCTGACATTTAACTCTCCTTAATTGAGCCGATTCTGCTCTTTCATCTTGTTGCGATAGTACTCTTGCAGAGAAATGCCGCTGATTCGCGCAGCTTCTGCCTCTGCTTGGGTTAGCGTTGCCGTGCCATTACGATAGTTTGAACCGCCTGGCGCATGCGAAACAGGCGCAGCTGGAGGCGACGAGTTACGCTTTTGACCTTTGGAAGCTTCTGACATTGATGATCCTTCATATGATTTATCTTCCGACTTTTCCTTTTTGCGTATGCCCATACGCTTCTCAACAAATTTGAAATATTCCTTGGATTCAACCGGAATATCCCGATCAACCGCATCCTCATGTGCACGACGCATCATGCGGAGAGCCTTTTCATCAGCCAAATGCTTGCGGTTTTCTTTAACCCAATTGGCTGATTTTGGTGTCAGACGCTCAATAATGCCATCAATAACGGCATCATGACTGGGTGGGGCTGGGACTACAGGCTTAGGCGGATTAGCCTTCATTTCCTTGTAGCCATGCTCCAAATCGCCCAATTTCTTGAGGTTTTCGGTCATATGAGCCTGAATATCAGCGGCTTTGTCATAGTCGCCAACAGCCATTGACTCTTTAAGGGCTGACTTCAAGACTTCTTGATCTCGACGCAGACTTTCAATCGCGCCAGACACAAGATGTAATTGACTGTCATTAACTTCATGTGCTGCCGCAGCTACACGCTCTTGTGCCAAACGAGCAGCCAATTCAGCTTCCGCACGAGCCTTTTTCTCTTTTTCAAGCTTTTTACTGAGCTTTTTAAGAGTTTTTTCGACATCTGGCGCGGGTTTTTCAGGTTGTTTGGCCTCTTCGACAACCTGAACAACAGGCTCATCTGGTTTGGCCTCAACAATTTCTGGCGCTGGGGTATTCTCCCCAAGGTCAATTTCAATTTGCTTTTCTGTTTCTGACATATGTCACTCCTTACCAAACCTGATCGGGATGGATAATCTTTCCTTTGATGTTCACATCATCAATCATGCGGCAAAGCACATTATTGACTGTGATGCTCCAACCATCTGATGGGCGAAAGACAATCCAATCGCCCAATTCAATGTTCATTCCGTTAAACCAAGTGCCTGAAGAATCTTGAAAGGCATCAGGCCCCATTTTAATCACCAATCCTACTTTAGACTGATAACGATCTTCATCTGTGGTCTTGTCGGTCAAATAAATTCCGGTTTTTGTCTTTTGCGGGCGGATATAAACCGCTGCAAGAATTTGATTGTTGAAGATTTCAATGTTCGAAATGTCACCAATCTCATCCAAAAGCTTTTTACGCGGATCTTCTGCATGTTCCATAATCATAAATGGCATAACTACCCCCTGTCTTTGCCAAGCATTATTGCCTCTGCTTCTTCAATGTATTCTAAAGCTAGACGCAATCCTTCAATCTTACCAACATAATGTCGGTAAGTCGAAATATCAAAAGTTTCACTATTGTAGCCTGAAGCGAGGACCTCTTTCAGTCTCTCAACCTCTTCAACCAGCAATTTAGCAAGCACATTCTGGTAATGTGCAGTGTTCGTTAACATAACCGCCCCCTACGGCCCCCTTATGATATGACGGGCAGGAACACTAAGGGGGTTAATGTCCCTGCCCCAATCCGCACAGTCGGTGTCACTCTGCGAATTACTTGCGTTTTTTCTTCTGGATCTCTGTCTTTTCTAAACGACCTTCACCAGAACCAGCACCCGCTGTCATGTCCTTGTATGAGCTGACAGCACGACCGCCAGTTTTACGTGGCATAGCTGGAGGCATTGGAGGATGACCCGCAGGTGCACCAGCCATTGGCAAACCAGGTGTCCCCATGCCAGGCATGCCACCCATCATTGTTGGGTTTGGCACGGGCATACCTTGTGGCATCTGTGGCATAGGTGGTGGCACAGGAACGCCACGGCCTGGTGGCTGCTGCATTGGGCCAGCTGTCATGTCACGACCGCCAGCAGGATGACCAGCTGCTACAATGACATTGACATTAGTGTGTGGCTTCTTGCCAGCTTTTCCGCCAGCAGCATGCGCTGTGCGACCGCCAGTTGCACCAGGGACCTTGCCAGGATAGCCGGGTCCTTCAAACACTTTGCCACCATCTTTATGGTGCATGCGCTTGAGAGTCTGAGCCAAACGAGCGCGTTTGCCCAATTTCCCGCCTTTTTCAGCTGCTTTTTCCAGCTTTTTGGCAGGGATTTTCTCGCCTTCTTTCACGTGAAGTGACTTATGCAAAGCGCCAGGATGCTTGATGGCTTTCTGAATCCACTTCTCGCCACCATCCTTTTTGCCTGTGCGGGCTTCTGGCTTCACCATCTTGCGAATCAACGCTTTGTCAGCGGCTTCGTCAGGATGACCAGCTTTACCGCCTTTTTTGAGGCCAGCTGCACGGCTCATGCGGCTGGAAGTAGGCATACTTTGCATGCCATAAAGTGTCCCGCCGACATTCTTTTTGGTGCGTCCGCCTTTTTTATAGCTACCGGGGTCTCTGCTTTGAGGTGTCGTTGGCTCACCTTTAGGGCCAGTGACACTGCTTCCACCAGTATAGCTGTAATCAAAATTAGGGCGCGTTGGTGGTGTGGGTGTAGCAGCAGGAGGAGGAGGAGCATGCTTCTGCATATCTTGCAGAATAGCTTTTGTTTGCGGATCTACCTTGCCATCAGTCGCATACTTGGCCCGGCCACCTTTTTTCATGCCACCGATATGCTTAATGCCAGGACGCGCTTCATTTGCATCCTTAACATTGCGGTTAATTTTAGCATCAACCCATTCTTTGACCTGTCCGCCAGTTTTACGTGGCTTACGACCAGCGTTGTGGTGTGCTTTTTCGCCCTTAACCTTGCCACCAGTCTTGAAAGCGCGGCGAGAAATAGGGCGTAAACCCGTTTTAACGTCAGCGTTTAAAGGCTCTGATGGTGTCCAAGTGGACGAATCAACCTTTTCGTGTGGGTCAGTCGAAGACATTTTACTTGCTTTCGACTTCATAGCGGCTCTCGCCTTTTTAGCCATGTCGTTCATGCTTGCTCCTAAACCATGGTTTGCTGGGCGTCCCCAGTGTCGTCGAAAGGGGGCTTGGACGACATCAAGCCTTTTTCTTACTTAACATAATTGCCTGTTCTAAAACAGACTTTTTGATTGGTTTCTTAGTATTTCCATACTCCAACCACTTTTTAAGGTCCTCCACCGACATGGCGAGCGAATCACCATATCTAACTTCAGCCTTTTTCTTAGGCCAGCTGTCCTTATAAGTTTTGACCGCTGCGGCCTGAGACTTGAAGCCGAGCATCACCTTGTGCTCGTCAAATTTTCCACTTTTACGATATTGATTGATGACAACAGCTTTGTCACTGTCTTTGTTTGGACCCATATATACGTCCACATTCATGTCATCGTTGTCTTCCGTGTCACCAATGTAGCCGTAATCAACGGGAAATTTTACATCGCCATGGTGTTTGCGTTTTTCGCCTTTTGATGTCTGAATACCAATGGTCAAACCCTTGTATTCGAACTCACGCTCTTCTTTGCTGTAAGTTTTACCGCCATCTTTCCTCGCCATGCGCTCATTCTCCTGACGACTAAGCGCAATAGCCCTGCCTAAAACAGAACCACCATCCATAAAACCATGCGCTACTGTCTCTGCTACTTTACCTACTTTTCCAATTTTTGACATTGGAAGAGCAAATAAAGCATTTAAAGCAGCATCAGCATATTTTTGACGAAATGCAGCATCAGCCGCATCAACAGCTGGTCCAACAGGCGTCCAGTCTGCTACATTGCCAAAACCTTTAACAAAACGCTCACGCTCTGGTGATGAATGAGAGCCGCTTAAATAGTCTTCGGCTTTTTGACGATAAGTAACATCAGGACCCGCGCTTAAACCGCTAGAATTATATGCAGGACTATTTTCATCCCTGTAAGCCTCGCCATGGTCATTTACATCTAACGCTTCAAGCAATGCAGCTTGCTTGTTTGGCGCGATCATGTTTGGAAATTTAGGCCCGACAAGTTCAGGTATTCCAGTGTCTGGATTAACAATATAACTGTCTTCAGTAGGTTGTTTCAAACCAGGTTGAAAACTATTCCAGTCATAATCCAGATCATCAGCCATAATTACCTGCCACGTGAGATCATGTGATGAATTATTTCAAGAGCTTTGTGAAGAACGGCTTCTTTTGGGTTCATGCCGCCATCTTTTCCCTTGCCGCTAACAGATCCGCCGCGTTTTTCATTTGCAGCTGCTTCAAATTTTGCATTGCCAGGATCTTCAAGTTTTTGAGCATTTGATGCGCGAACAAAATCCGCTGCACTACCTGTTTGATTATATATATCCCAAAGTGCGCGAGCCGAAGGAACAGATGCTTGTTCACCAGAATTTTTAGTATTCAGGTCAATTAATGGCTGATTGTTACGGCTCATGACCTGTTTGGCATTTTTTACTGTAGATGATGGTTTAATAATACCTTCAGGCTCATTACTTTGTATCAATGCTTGATTAAGGATATTACCACTTTGGCCACTGTAGCCAGGTTCACCTGTGCGTGATGAATTATAACCAGCCATTGCTCCAGTATCTACTCCCCAAGGGTCAACAGCATTAGTATTTTTTGCTGCGTCCCATGTGGGGGGTGTTATCTGAGAAGATATAGCAGCAGTTCCCACCCCACCAGTTAAAGCAAGAATTGGTATTTGTGATTTATCAGCTATACTGGAAAACCGATCAAATTCTTGTGGTTTTGGTGGTTGTGGGTTAACTTTAGCATTAATAATTGCATCCCAATCTGTATTAAAAGCTTTTGCCCTTTGAGCATTTATAATATCTTGTACAGATTCACTTGAAGCGCGGGCATCAGAACCAGCAATTGCACGAGCGTTAGCAACTAATGATGGGTCTATTTGCACGGGAACTTTTACACCACGTGCTTCAAGATTATCTTTAGCAGTTTGACGAGCAGCAGAAATTTCTTCGCTAGTGGAATTGGTAAGGTTTTTACCAAGCGTGCCGCCAAATTTAGGGCTACTTAATACATAATTTGTTTCTTTATCCCATTGGGTTAAAGTTCCTGGGGCAGATAAAGAAGCAGGAGCAGGAGCAGGGGCAGGGGCATTTGTCATATTAGTTTGTGGAGATCTTGCATCAAGATTTGCTTGAGCAATTTGCCGAGCAGCAGCAATTTCTTCATCAGTAGCATTGTTAATATTTTTGCCAAGCGCACCGCCAAACTTTGGATTGCTCAACACATAATTTGTTTCTTTATCTAAAGGATTTAAAACTTGTTTAGCCGATGCAACAGTAGAAGCAGTCGCAGGAGTAGTAACTTTTTGAGTATTACTAACTGGATTTGTCGCCCATTGTATATCAAAAAGATCGTCCCAACTATTAACTGGTTTTTTATTTGGCTCAAGAAGATCGTCCCAACTATTAACTGGTTTTTTATTTGGCTCAAGAAGATCGTCCCAACTATTAACTGGAGCAGCTGTTGTTACTGCTTTAGGCAACATGCCTTGTTTAGCTAAATCAACAGCATTGCTGAAATTTTCTGAAGTTTTTGGCAAACCCTTTTGTTCCAAATATTCCATTGCAGCTTTGCCGAAACGACTCATCTCTTGATAAGTAGGCATCATAATTCTCCAGTCTGTCTGCCGTCGAGCGTGGGTTCATTCCCTTCTAAACGCTGCAACATGTTGGGGCTAATCATCTGTTCAACTACGCCAAGCCCTTGTGGGTTCTGCGCCATCTCTTCCGCAAGCTTAATAGCTGATAAACGCTCACGACTTTCACGATCTCTCTTACGATTGATCGCATCAAGCAAAGCGTCAGCCCCCTTTTGCTGGATTTCTTGCGAACGAAGCTGCATTTCCATCATTTTTGATGGGTCTTCCTGAGGATTTGCCTGTTGACGCTCAATTTCCAGCCGTTGCTGATCCATTTGGATCTGAGCTTGGGCCTGTTGAGCGCGAGTTTGCGAATCAAGCATCCGAGCATCAGCAGTTTTAGCGTCATTCTGCATTTTAGCTTGTGCTTGGACCAATTCTGGTGGCGGTTGCTGTTGTGCAGAGGGCGGAGCCATAAATTGTTGCGGATTTGACCAGCCTAAAGCACGTAAAGCGGCTTGCTCAACGGCAATTGGGTCATAAAGAGCAGGATTTGATGCTTGTAACTGCTTCAGAGCAAGCACTTTCATCAAACGCTGGGTCTGAGAAGCTGTATTTGGGTCGGCTTGAGGTATAAAATAGTACGTATCAAGCGCATTAAGGAATGTATCTTCATCCCAAGGATAGGCTGGAGTGCGATTTTTAAACCAAAAGCTTTCTGGATTTTCTCTAAAGCACTCAACAAGCAACTCAAACTCTTCTGCTTGGGCTGCATGAAGGCGTTTATGGACCGAATTAAGCACTTTTTGTGCTTGTTCAATCATTGCCAGTGTCGTGCCAACAGGTGCATCGGCTTTTCCTTCTGTCACCAGAGCCTCGCTCGTGCCACCAACACGCATACCCGTGTCAGCCATGCTCTGAACAAGGTTCATTAACGCGCCAGATGGCTCTTTGTACGGAAGAGGCATAATAGCTTGCGTGATTGGCATGCCATTTGTCTTAACAAGAGCGCCGCCGCCAGGTGGGACACGGAAAATATTCGTGTTTTGGCGTGCTCCTGTGTCGGCCATAAGAAAGCCAGGGAAGTTGTTGTACATACCCGCGTCAAGTAACTCGCGCCAAGCAGCAGTAATAGCATTGGTAGTATTACCGAGTATGTTAAGAAGGCCAGTGTCATAAAACCCAAGACCAGGCACAAAAGTATATTTGACAAAACGCCTTTTTGCCGTGGGTAATTCCTGATCGTCTTCATTATAATTCCTTACGATTGATAAAACTTTCTGTGAAGATTCATCAATTGTCACGATGTACGGAATTTCCAATCCAGATGGTTTGCCTTTGTGCTTATGTTCAAAGCCGGGCAAATCCAATTCGCAATAGACTTCGTATATGAGCCGATCACGATCTTCTGGATTCATGCTTTCATCATCAAGACCTTCTATGTTTCGTTTTTCACGATTGTAGCTGTCCAAGTCTGGTGCTTTAGGCGTCGATAAATCAATATCTTTATACACGCCAAGGATTTGCAACCGCTTAACAGTTGAAGGCCGCATATATGTGCGATGTGTAATACGCTTTGCATTGCGTAAATCTGTGGCAGCATTGTTCACAATCAAATCGTTGGCATCAACGCTTTCTGACACGGGACGATTGCGCAATGGGCAGAAATAAACTTTTTTGAACGCCGTGCCACCAAAACCCAGCATCATCAACATGCGATCAGTGTCAGGATAATATTCTGTCGCAACAGCTGTCAGATAGTGGTTGAGATCTTTCTCAAGAGCATTGGCAAGCTGATCTTGTTCTAATGTTGGGTTGTTATTGTCATTGCGAATTTTAACTGGGCCATCTGTCGGCAATAATTCTGCACGAGCATTAGCCTGAAAACGCAAAACCGCCTCTAAAAGAAGGGGGTGTCTGACTTTCGACATTCCTTCTACGGGCGCGCCATCTGCTGTACCTTGCAGACCAGGTAATTCAATTTTCAAACCAAGCAGCTTAATGCCGTTGGCACGATCTTCAACCCAATCTTTACGGCTTTGAATATCATCTCTGATACCCCGCAATAAATCTTGAGCAATTGAACTTAAATCATTGTCCGAAATATCATCGACAAGATTGCGGAACCAATCGTCCCTGTCTTCTTTTGTTTCCCTTTTGATGACAGGCATGCCATCAAGTGAAATAGTTACCGAGCCATCGGCGTGGTCAATCTGTATAATGTTGCCATTGTCATCAGTTTGATTGTTGTCATCGTCATCTTGAACAACATCAATGATGACATCACCCTCTTCCATGCCATCTGTCATGTCGCCAGGGTCACGTATGTTAAGACCTAAACCGGGTGTCATAGGCATGTTATTGTCCTTTTGGCCCCATCGCCGTTACTTCGTTAACAAACTTGTCTATAGCACTTTGTGCTGCTTTTGTATCAGAAGCTGCGGTAATTTCGTAAGAAATGTTGTAATCATAGGGAGGCTGGCCCCATACAGTGACCTTAAACAGTCCAAAAGCATTTGGATTGCTGGGTCGCAAAATATCGACTATGGCGCTGGCCAGAACTTGTGGCATGTAGGTATCCCCAATAATTTCAGGCTATTATATAGCAGAATAATTAGGCGGGATATAGTGGGGCCATATTATCATTACCCGAAAATCTAAGCTGCTCTTCAGCGTCAGCCGCCCATTCCGCGTTTCTGACCAAAAGGCCCGTGTCACGAAGATGGCGCATAGCCATTGACACAGTGTCAACCAAATCGTCGTGTTTTCCTTTTGGGAATGTACCGACTTGGCTAATAACCATTTCAGCCCATTGATAAAGTGGGGCGTGGACCATCCCTTCGGCAAATAAATGCTGGACGGAATACAGTCGGGCAATCTTATCTTGCGATTTTGGGTCAAACATATGGACACCGAATCGCTCGAATCCATACAAACGGCGTATTTCTTGTGCCACGGAATAACCCGCAGCTTTATTTTCGATTAAAAGCGTATCTACTTGATAATCCTTGCAATCTTTGGCTACTTTTGTGACCAATTCATGCAATTCATAGCGTCCTTGCCAAGCATACATTAGCATAACTTGGGGGCCTTGCTCCCGATAGTTTCTTGAGTAGCCAACCAGATCGCCGTCTCTTGATGCAATCTGCGTAGGGGCCGAAACACTGTCAATTCCGCTTGAAAATACGCCCCAAATGGTCAAAGCCGATGGGTCATTTTCAGTTTTTGTCGTGTAAGCCGTGTCTAGAGACGCAATAATGAAGTCCATGTTGGGGTAAATCTTAGCCTCGTAAGGCTGCCACCATTCCCGCTTAATAATACCGCCGCCTTTTGGCTCAGGACGCTGCTGAAGCTGTCCAGCCGCCGTCCAAGGGCCAAGTTGTTTCTCAAGTATGGTGACTTCTTCCTCGCCAAAGCGCTCTTCCCACAGTAAAGCGCCTTCTCTTTCGTCCTGAAGCTCAATTTGTGCCTCTGGACTAATAGCCAAACGCTCTCCGTCTTCCCCAATTACGACCAGCGGCGTCCCATCGTCTGCGCAGCCACGCGGATCATCCCATCCAATACTTGTATGTGAGTGCCTATTCCACTCATAACGCATTGGGAGGCATAAATGGGTCCACTCGCCCATGTCTTTTGACATGATATGGCCCGTAAGGTCTTCTTCCGAAAGCCTTTGTTGGATAACGACAAACGCACCCGTCTTGGGGTCATTGAGACGGGTCGAGAGGGCAGAATCCCACCACTCAATCGTGTTTTGAATTGTGGCTTCGGAGAAAGCCTCCTGCGCCGCGTTAGGGTCATCGACAACAATAATCGAACCACCTTCACCCGTAAGTGCCGATCCAACAGAGGTACTGAGTCGGGAACCGCCTTTGTCATTGTCAAACCTCGTTTTCGTGTTCTGATCGCTCGTCAGTTTAAACCTTTCACCCCATAATTTCTGATACCAAGGGCTTTCAATAAGGCGGCGGCACTTGACGCTGTCACGAAGCGAAAGCTGTTGGGCGTATGAGGCATGTAAGAACTGTACGCCTGGTCCAGATGTCGGGCTTTTCCAAGGCTGCGCCCATACCCAAGCTGGGAAGGCGACCGATGTCAGCGTAGATTTAGCGCAACGAGGAGGAATATTGATAATTAAGCGCCTGATGTCACCATCTGCCACAGCCTGTAAGTGCTCTGCCACGGCTTCAATAGGCCAGCCAGGGGTAAAATCAGCGGCGTCTATATACCGCCATGCGTGCTTTAAAAAAAAATACAAGCTGTCTTCACAGTCAGCCTGATCTAGCTCCATTAAAGACTTTTCGATGTCAAGATTTTGACCATCGACATTTAATAAAGCCATTACATCTGTCTCCCCTGTGACACGGGATTATAAGCATTTGTCACCATTTTTAGCAACTCCAGCTCATTTCTAAGGGCAACCAGCTCTTCTGCCGCCTTAGATTGAACGCCGTGCACATACATCCCGTTCCTGTCGCAATACAACAAAAGATCGACAATATCCATGCTTGACATTTCAGAGCGTGTCAAAATTTTATTAGTGTCTGAGAACTTATCCGTGCCAAAAATGCGATCCGCATCTTCTTCTGATATGGAGATAACGCTCATCGTTTTACCCTCTTAATTGTGCCAATCATTTGGCGCTCAGTTTCCTTAATTTAATGTAATGTAATAATTTCGATACTTTCTGGTTTAATTTCAACCACTATCCATTGACCATCTTTAGTCGGCCCAACAACACAATGATATGCTTCCGCAGGATCGCAATCT